TCCCGTTCTGCAACCAGCTCGTGGCCATCGTGATCCACAACGCGGGCGTCGTCGCCAAACTCATCCCAAATTCCAATTTGATGAAAATGGGGGACGTCGCTTGCAGCGTGTCATTGAACTTGAACATGTAGTAGCCGTCGGCGGCATACGTGATGTCGGCTGCGAACCGGTTGGTGGTGCAAGGTGCCGCCATCTGTCCGGTGTCTGCGGTGTGCACGCTCAACCCACACGTCGTCACCAACGCGTTGTAAATTTCATTCACCCACGCCTGAAAATTAGCGTTTGTAGCTACGGGGGTAATGGAACATACGGCTTTGGTCGTCATTGCCACAACCACAGGCAAGTCGCTTGCCCTGCACTAAGCACTGACGCAACCGACATGAACCCCTGCGCGCCCCAGGGCACGCCCACGCTCTTGACCGTGAGACTCAGGCCAGCGGCGATGGTCGCGGTGAACGTCGAATTCAGTGCCAGCTCCGACACCAGGCCGAAGCCGATGAACGGGCACTGACACAACCCCTGCGCCAGATTCAGGTACCAGGCGGGGAGGATGGTGACGATGCCGTTGTAGAGCGTCGCCGTTAAGTTGAAGGGCACGCCATTGTAGACGCTGGGGACGAAGGCCCCGGTGTTGGCGGCGGTCAGGGTTGGTAGCGCGAAACCGCCACTGATCCACTGCATGGCTCCGCCAGCCGCCGTCGGAGCCGTGCTCCAATTGTTAGTGATCAAGATAATGCTGTCGGCGGTCGCTGCTCCAGTGCCCTGGTTGCTGCTGCGGAATAGCGCGAAGCCCATGTAACAGCCGTTGGCTCCGCAACTACCTGCGTTTTGTTTGGCCCCCATCCCCAGGAACCCGTAAGTCGAGTTATAGACGTAATTACTGACGAAGGTCCCTGGACCGGGACCGCTCGCACCATTCGCGCCGACGCACACCTGCGTCATGACGACGCCCGTAATCGTGCCCGCGCCATTGCTGCCGGTGCCCACCGTGATCCAGCACGTGGGCGCTTGAATCACGTTGACATCACCAAAATCTATGCGCAAGAAAATTGGTGCAGTTGATTGCAAAGTGTCATTGAACTTGAAGACGTAATACCCAGTGGCTCCGGTCACACCCAACACCGTTGGATACGTCGCCAGGGATGGATTTGCCATCTGTCCAGTGTCTGAAGTCTGACTCAATCCGCACGTCGTCACGAGCTGCGTATAAATCTCGTTGATCATCGCCTGATAGCTGATGCTGGAGCACGCGGAAATGGCGATGGTCGCGGGACCGCCGCCACTCGCCAACCCCGCTGCAACGCACTCGGCTGAAGTCAGGGTCAAGGTGTCACCGGTCGTGTACCCGGTACCACCAGACACGACCGACGCCACGGTGGCGACGCCACTGGCGAAGCTGATGCTGAGTTGGCAGCCGTTACCGGCACTGGCTCCGGCGTTGGCGACGTTGATCGTGACAGCGGCGTGTGTCGCGCCGCCGTTGAACCCAGAATTGACGCCGGTGATCGCGCCGGTTGTCGTAACCGCGCCTCCCCCTCCAAGTGCCGTCGTGGTACTAGATGTCGTCATGACTTAAGCGATTCTCAGTTGGATCTGGATGTAGGTGAACACGGACGAGGACGTGAGAGTAAACAGCAAGACATCGTCCTGCACAAGGCCCGTCGTCCACCCCGAGAGCGTGGAGTCGTCGTACGTCGCTTGTCCGCTGAGGTTGATGTTGTGGCCCCCGGTGATGTCATTGGAGACCGTCGGCGGATATCCCGTGCCCAAGTTCAGCTTCCACACTTTGATCGTGCAGCTACCGAGACCGCCTTGCGTCAAGACAATGGCTTCTTGGATCGAATATGTACCGCTGATGGTACGCGGAACCGCGATGCCGCCGCTGGGGACGACAATCGCCAAGCCATTGATTGGTGTCGTCCAGCCCGCACCCGGGGGCTGCTGCGCGCCGCTAGGACCCGTGGCACCGGCTGCACCCGCTGCGCCCGTACTGCCCGGAGGTCCAGGAGCACCAGCGACGCCGTCTTTACCCGGAGGCCCAGGGCTTCCAGCGCCGCCCCCGCCTCCGCTACCGCCACGACGATTAGTAGGCACAAGCAACCCGCCGTCGCCGCCGCGCCGCGCAAAGATGCGGCCACCGATGACTACATCCGCCGTCTGCTTCAGCAGCGGATTAGGGAAGGCGCCGTGGAGGTCGCCGCCCGCCGGACCATTTGTCGGGTAATGCGCCATCTCTTACCTGATCGTGTTGATGTGGCCGGTGATGTTGATTTTGTTGGCGACATCCGCCGCCGCCGTGACCGCCAGCGAATCCTGAAGCGAGAGCCCGGTTAAGATTGGGATCGGGGGGCTGTTCGCTGGGATATTGACTTGGTTGCAGACCTCGTTGCCTGCACCGCTGCCGCCGATGGCCAACGTCAACAGGTGATCGACGGTGTCGATGTTGTTGGCCCAGAGGTAGACCTCATCGAACTGCGTGCTGGTGCTGGCGACTGCCGTGTGGATGGTCGTACCCGAGCCGATGCTCGTGGCTGCGACGGCGATGGGGACGCCACCGGCCCCGGCTCCACTCAATAATGCGCGTGCGTAAATAGTCATTAGCTGTCTCCAAAAACTCGATTCTTGATCATTTGCCAGGACCCCGCCATGTCATTGAGCACTTCCTGTAACTCGGTGTCGGCAGCGGGGAAGTCGTTGCCCGTTCCAGAGACCGACACCGAGGCGGCGGTCGTCGTGATATTTGGGGGTACGATGCCCGCCCCGTAATTCGTGAGATAGGTGCTGGTGGCGTTGTCGTAAACCAAGACGCCGTTGGGGATGGGCACGAACACCCAGTCACCTGCCGCCGCGTCCCAGATGGCGACGTTCCCGCTCTCGCCGGTCCACGCGCCGGTCGCGCCCGATGGCACGATGTAGCTGTCGCCGTCAGCGGGCGATCCCGGGGGCGTGGTGATGCTGGCGCTGATTACCGAGGGTCCGCCACTGCTGACGTTGGGCGCGGGCGAGTAGCTCGCGGTCACGGTCGAGGACGAGGGCGTGCTCGTGCTGATCTGGTAATTGTAGAGACCGAGACTGTAGATGTCCTGCACCGCCTCTACGCTGATGACGTTGTTGTCGATGGTGCCTTGGCTGATGTTGGTGATCCTGCAAATCATATCGACTGCGCCACGGTCGGCCCAGCTCAGCTTGAACAAGCCGCCGGTGCTGACGACAAACGCATCGCGATTGATCTTGAATTTGACGGTGATCAGCGGCGTGCACCTGGCACTGGCTTCGCGCCCGAGGACGGTCGCCGCCATCACGTGATCGCGTATCCCCTGATAATTGACTTGTTGGGATACGATCTTGCCTTGGAGGTCGATGTTCGCAAGATCCTGGGCGGTGATCGCGGTGTTGGCGCGCGTCGCGGGGTCGGTGTACACCAACACGACTTCGTTGATCTGGTCGGCCCAGCCCGGAGTCGCCCACGAATCCATCGACAGCACGTCGTCTTCGTCGAAACTCGGGAGACCGGACGTCGAATACCCGCCGCGAATCGGCAGGAGCTGGTACAGGCCCGTGGCGTTGTTCAAGACGAGGTTGGCGGAGACATGGTTCAAGACGATCTTGAGGAAGTCCTCGCACGTGCTCGCGTTGACCCACTGCATGCACAATCCGCTGCCTTCGTTGGCAAAGGTCAGGGCGGCTGCCGTGAACGCGGTGTTGTCCATCAGCGCCGGGCTCAGGCCCATGCCCCACTTGGGGTCGGTGAGGACCTGGTAGATGATGTGCGCCGGATTCATGGCCGACACCGGCTGCAAGGTCGTGGCGAAGAAGTAATACGGGGTCCCAGCGGTGTACGTGCCCGGCGTCGTCCCGAACTCTCCCCGGGTCAGCGTCGCGTAACCGGTGAGGAACAAGGTGCCGCCACTGTCCACGGTCAGCGGCTGCACGTAGATCCATTCGCTGCCGATGTTCATGTACCCAGCCGTCTGCAAGTTGAAGTTGCCGTCTTGCGGGCTGATGTTGAACAGTTGCAAGTTTGTTTGGCCGCTGCTAGTGATTGCCGCCAAGATCGTGTCTTGGAATGTCGGGCTCCACGTCGGCGCCTGCGTCAAAGCGCTACCGCCCTGCGTGACCACGGCCTTTGTCGGATTCCAGGTGCCTCCGGCGATGTTCCAGCCGTTGCTGATGCGCGTGCACTCGAACTCCACGCCCTTGATATAGGGGGTGGTGCCGATGTACCCGCAGCCAGCGGTAATGTGCTGGATCGTGTAATCCTCCATCGTGAAGTAGTCGGTGTAGGTGCCGTTGACCCAAACCACCGACGTCACCCCGCGATACGCGGGCACCGTCCCCAATTGCGACGTCAGGTACGTGTTCACGGGCTCCGCCGACGTCCCGAAGATCACGTTGAAAATGCCCTGAATTCCGCCCTGGCTCTTTTCGCCGCCGTAGAGGTTGAGCGCGGACATCGCCATGTTGCCGTCGGCCGTAATCGGAACCGGGCCACCGCTCGACGCGTTCCCCTGCCACGTCAGCTTCTGGTCCCAGTAGACCTTGTTGATGCTGTCAAACGGCCCATGCCCCAGCACCAGGTGAATGCCCATGAAGTACTGGTAGCCGATGGTCGAGGAACTGAATAGCGAGTGCTGCTTGATGTTGGAGGTCGTCAAGTCCCCATACCACACGCAGTTGGCGCCGGTGATATTGACGGTGCCGAAGATAATGGGGATCGAACGCCCCTGCTCGGCCGTCGGCAGCGTGAAGTCGGTGAGTGAAGCCGAGCGCGGGGTAGGCGGGCGCGGGGCCAGGGCAATCGTCAAGATTGTCGTGACCACAAAATAGATTACTGATGCCCACATTGCCGTCTAGCCTCGTGCAATTAATTTCAAAACACCGAACTACTGCCCCAGGGGTTCTTTTCGGTCATGAACGGGAACCCGCCAAAATTCAAACCATTCGCGAACTTGCTGATGCACGTCGAAAACGTGTGATCGCAACCCGGAGCTATTGTAACAAGCGTGCCGTTGGGGAAATTCGGGAACGCGAACGTGATCTCGCATTGGGTGCCGGTGTGGTTCTTGATGCCGCGCTTCGCATAGAGCCCGGGCGCGTACTGCCACACGATCTTGCCACCCGCCCACCAGCCATTGGGCTGCCCTAACGCCGTGAACGCGGATGCGTTGAGCACGTTCCCGACTTCAGAGTCGATGGTGATGATCGACTGAAACGCGAGGATGTTGAGGGCGCAGTCGATGCCGTAAAGCGCATACGGGCAGTTGACTGTGTACACCCGTCGCGCCCCGGCCTGACGCAGGCTCGTGAACACGCTCTCGCACGTCAGCTCCTGGCGCAGCGGCGGAAAGTCCACGGTCAGCACCCGCCCCAGCCACACGATGGAGACGTCGCCCACGTCCAGCGCCCCCTGCTGCACGCGCTTCACGACAAGCGTGACGATGTCATCGGGGGGGCCGAAAGCAAACAGCAATCCAATCGGAAATTGGTCGGGGCAGGTGAGCGTCAAGTTGTTCTTGCCGATTTCCCCGGATTCAACGAACGCCGTCCTGCTGATCTGCCACGGCAAGTACGTGATCGGGGGTATGACCACTGAGTGGTCGGCGCTCGTGAAATACTGGGTGATGCCCTGATACGTGAACTCGTACAGCTCATAGGGTTGGCTCGATGCCTGGCTTTGTTCGAGCGTCAAGAAACTCATTCGCGGACTCCGACGAGGTTGGCGACGATCTGTGCCCGCCCCGGATGGTCATGGGTAAAGAGGACTTTGTCGTCGGCTATGCGCATCAGCATCAAGAATTCCAGGCGCGCGATGTTCGCGGGCAGGATGTTGGTGGCGCTGAACTGCGAATTCACGCTGATGGTCTCGGTCGCGCCGCCGCCGGTGACCGTGGCTCCCGTAATCTGTCTGATGATGACGGTGCCGTTGGTCAAGGTCATGCGGACGTCGCCGAACGGTCGCATCGGATTCGAGCTGGCGTCGAGGCCAAAGAGTGTGTAGCCGATGTACTCAATCGTGACGATGGTCGCGCCGCCGGTGATTGTCGCGGTGACCGTCATATCGTTTTTGTTCGTCGGCACCCAGAACGCCGACTGGCTGCCGTTGAGCCAATGCAGGAGCTGACGAATCGTCCAAATCGCGGACTGTCCATTCGGCGCCGCGACGCCCCCGGTCCACCACGTCTTGACGGACGTCGGGCGGCTGCGGTCGGTAGATGCCTGCTGGTAGATGGTGCCACTGGCGTTGTCGATGATCGTGACGCCGTTGCGCGCCATACCCTCAGTCAGCTCGCTGTCCACGTAGTTGATGTCGTCGAGAATCGGCAGGCCCTGGTAAATGTCCCAGGTGCCGATGTTCGCGAGGTTGACGTTGTCCAGCGTCGTGAACTCGATGCTCACGCGTTCCGCGCCCGTGATCAGGGTCCGGGACTGCGTTTGGGTCTTGGCGTAAGCCGTGCGCACGGGCATGACCTTGGCGTTGACCGGGTAATTATTGACGGTGATCGCGCCCGAGGTAAACGTAAGTTCCGTCGAGCTGATGGTAGCAATCTGGAAGGTCTCGTAATAGCTGAGGTCCGGGGCCATGAGCATGACCAAACCGCCAACGCGGTAGTCGGCATTGGCCGTGTTGATGGCGACGAAATTCGAACCCGGGGTGCATGCCTGCGTCGGCTGCGCTTGTTCCCACCAAATCGGGACGCCCCAGACCCGTGGCAGCCAATTGAACAGCACCATCCGCAGTTGCATGTCCTTTTGCGTATTGGTCATGAACGGGGTGTACGTCAGCTTCTGCCGGGGCGCGTACCTGATGCTGATGCGTTGCTCGATGCCGCTGTAGCTTTCGAGGATGTCGGTCTTCCACTCAAGCTGCTCCGTATACCCCTGCTCCGGGTCCCACGGAAACAGCGTAATGCGGGCTCCGGTGACCGGCACCACCAACGACTCGGGATCGGTGGTGTCGAGGTTCTCGCCGACCAACGTAATCGTGCCATTGATATTCGGCGGTCCCAGGGTCGAAACATTCACCTGCAACACGTAGCTGTTGTAGGGATTGACGATTACCGGGAGCGTGCCCGTGACCAACGTGACTCCGGAGTCGGTGGCGTTTGTCACGCTCGCGATCTCTTTTTGCGTCGGGAACAGGTTCGCGACTTCAATCGTCCGCTCTTGATTCGAGAGCAAATTCCCCAGGTTCAGGATCGACGGCACCAACAGCCAGTGCCCGAGCAAATCGTTCGAGTACGTGGGCATGATGAACGCCGCGCGATTGTGGGCGTTCGCCGGTTGCACATTGTTGCGGGTAATCGTGCCCATGATCATCGTGCGATCAAGGTGGCCGATGGGGCTCTGCTCGGTGGCGTTCGTCAATTCATACGGCTGCGGGCGCGGTATCGCGGCCAGCGCCATCAGCGCCGGACTCACATTGGTCTGGACGTAGCCACGATCCACGCTCTGCGTGATCTGGTCTACCGGCCACATGTACCCGGCGTAGTTCGTCATTACGGAATCTGCTTATACGCGTAGCCCGCGACCGCGCTGTTCTCCTGGCCCGTGCTGCCGTTCTTCGACGCCATCGAAAACACTTGCCAGGTATCGCTGCCGATGCTGAAGACTTGGCCATCGGTCAAATTCGTCATGTTGATCATGCGCACGTCCGGGATCTGCCCAATCCAGCGCAGGGTCGTGGGGCTGTCGCTGTTACGCACGGCACCGATGACGATGGGCGCCAGCGGCACCAATCCCGAGAACAGGGACTCGCTTATGTTCTTCATCATGCGATTGAAGCCGCCGCGAACCGAGGAGCGCGCGCTACGGCGATAGGCGTTGGTGTTGGTGCCCGTGGGATTGTAGTCGGTGACCGTAGGGCTCACCCAATTCGAGTTGTAGCCGATGGCCGTGTTGTCCGTGGTATTCGGGTCTTCGTAGTGCACCGTCCACTCGCAGCCGTCGGCGAACGAGCCGTTGTTGTCCCATGGCGGCATATGTTGGGTGCTGGAGGGGGTGCTGATCGGGAATCCGGTGCCCCCGAGTCCGCCTTGGTTCCAGTACATGCCCGCGTAGTAACCACCGCCGGTGTACGGCCACGTCCCGAACTGCGTCAACGCGCCAATGTGCATGTGCCGGTACTTGCCGGTCGCGATCTCCAGGACGAAGTGCAGGTAATCGCCAGCGGCATTCGAGAACATCCACAGGCTCGGATACGGACCCACGAATCCCTGTTGGAATCCACGAATCGCGCCCAACGGCCCCGCGACGACGTTGGCGTTGCTGTAGCCGGAAGTCGAATACCCGAAATACGCACCCCCCGAGTTACCGGTGATGTTGTACTCGGTCGCGATCTGCGCTGGCGGACTACCGCCGTTGCCGATGCCATCGAATAAATACAGGCAGTTGTTGCCGGGGCCACTGACCGTCGATCTCATGCCGAAGGCCACGTCTTTGTTGTTGGCTCCGACGCCGTAGACCGTGAGCACGCGACCGCCCGCGACGCTTGGCCCAGCGGTGTCGATAGTCGGACTCCCGAGCGTCGTGCCGTAGGCCCAGGCGCCGCCCCCGCCCACCGCCGAGTTGACGGCGTCGATGAACGACTTGATGTACCCGAGCACCGCGTCGTAGTTGGTGACGTTCGTAACTACTTGATATGTCATGTCATGCTCTCAATACGCAGAAGAAGTTGTTGGCCTGCGTGCGCCAGCCCATGTGGAAGACGTCGTAGACGTTGGCACTGGGGTCAGTGAGGGTGTCGCCGGGGTTCAGACTGAGGCCGGGGTTCACGTACAAGCCATCGAACTGCCCAATCAACCGCGTGGGTCCGTGGAGTAGGCACGGCAGAATCGGGTAGGTCGCGATCTCGGTGCTCGACATCTGCTGAGTGCCAGCCGAA